GGTACATAAGGAGCATAGACGTATCCAGACTCAAGATATGATCCACCTTTGTATCCTACAAGGATCTTGTTGCGTGGGAAGTAAGGATCTTTGTAGACCGTGAAGCGGTTTGAAAGAGATCCAATTGCCTCAGCACCGATAGAGAAAGGAGCAGAAGCTTGACCTTGTCCGTCGATTTTAATAGAAGGCTTATAAAGAACTGATGCTTCGAAGATTGTAGCAACTTCAGGTGAAACCACGATAAAGTTAGCAGAACCACGAAGAGTCTTTCTATGAATTTCATTAGCAACGTCGATAATGGTTTCAACAAGAGTTTCGTACCATTCGCGAACTGTTCCATGGAAAGCAGGTCCAATTGTACTAGAAGCAACTGCACCGGTGTCTTTCTTAACGAATTTACCAGGAGCACGTGACCAGTAGTAGTTAGCACCTTTTGCTTCAACAAGAAGGTCATTAAGAATCTCACGATCGATTTCTAATGCAATTTGCTCAGAAAGAATCTGAGTCAATTCAACCTCAGCATCCATTGAGTGATAAGCATTAAGATCTTGCGCGAGTTCTGGAGACCAACGAGCTCTTAACTTACGTGTGGTCGCTGTTACTGCGATAGATTCAATCTTAATGTCGATCTCAGGAATAACAGGAGCAGGAGAAGCTGCAAAGTTAGACTCGAAAGAAGGAATAACAAGTGTTCCACCAGTAGCACCTTCAGATGCTACTTGATCGCTAACAACAAATGAAGCTGTCAATGCAGTATCTGCACCTGTGTGAGTTGGCGAATAAGTTCCGTTAACAACAGTAAAAATAGCAGATGTAGCTGCAGAAACATCAGCAAAAGGATCAGGAGTAAAAACACCAGCTGAATAAGTTCCTAACTGATTAAGACGACGAATGTTAAGGATTCCTGTTCCACCTTGTACAGTTGAAGGAATAGCTGTTAATCCAGTTGTACCTTCTCCGGAGAAAAGAGCAACAGATTTAACTGCAGTTGAATCAAATGCTTGTCCAGCTGAACCGGTTAAAAGATCAGTTGCGATTACTAGACCTTGATAAGTTCCACCATCATTAATAAGCTTAATAAGTTGTGGGTCGAATTGAATTAATTTACCATCAGCACCTTCAACACCTAATGCTGCTGCATCAGTATGAGATTGAGCTGCAGCTGTACCCCAAGCACCATTGGCAAGAATATCACCTGCGGTATTAAGCTTAACATTTTGATGTATTTGTGAATAGCTAGTACCAGCTAAATCATATTGACCACCAACTGCATTTGCACCAGTACGAATAGAAGCACCACCAGGATTTCCATAAAGAGAATCACCAGTATTGTAAGTATTGTTAGTACCATCAGAAAGATCTGTATCTGACGCTTGGTTTTGATCACCACCAACGTCTGATCCATATGAATAATCAAGATAGAAAAAAAGTCCGGAAGATAAAAACATAGACTGAATAGAAACCAATTCATTTGCTACCAAACCACCGAATACTCGACGTACAATTGGAAAAGCAATATTGGTAAAACCATCGATGTTTTGAGCAGATCCACCGCTTCCTAAAGTATTAGCTTCACGAAGAAGTTGAGATGCTTGATTTTCGAGCATGCGAGCCATGTTTTCGCGCTTATGCTCATTAAGTCCTCGAAGAAGACCAGTGCGTGTCCATTTGGACACAAGACGTGAAGTATCAGCGCCAAGATGACGCTCTCTGATTCCTTCTGTCAATTGATTTAAACTAAATGATCTAGACATTTGTTTATCTCCTTTTTTAATAAGTTAATTGTGAACAGTTTATTTTAAACCTGCCAATTTTTGCCATCTGTCCATTTCACCAACTGGCTTTGTACTTGAAGCAGAAGCAGATGATGTTGTTCTAGATGAACTACCAAATCGAGCAGATTCATTTAAAGATCCTTTCTTTCTTTGGAAAGTTTCTGTGAGTGATTTATATAATGTTTTAGCCTCTGTCAAGCTTTTTGCTTCATCTAATGCTTTAATCACTGATTTCTTTTGTGATTCATTGATGTTGTCATTTTGCAAAAGTTTATTAACATATAACAGCTTTGCATTAAATAGGTTGAGTTCTTCCAACTGTTCACGAAGTGTTTGAACTGCACTTCTGTATTTATTCAGTTTCTCATTTTGAGATCGATTCATGCGACTCAATTTTTGAAGCATTTTGCGCGCTTCGTTTAATTTCTT